GTTTGAAGATCGCTTTGTTTAGTGTAATAAGCATTACGCTGTTTAACGAACTCCTCTGGAGTTTTGCAGAGTAACAAACCACCAATTTCAATGTTGTCTTTGTATCGACTAGTTGGATCGGCTAACAGTCTGAATTTTGGTTGTTCTTCAATCGTTACTGGTTCCCAGCCTTCTCTCAGCTTAGCTGAAAGGTTGCGTGGGTCTGCAGCATTAAGATTTGAGACACGAATCCAACGATAAGCATAACCAGCCTGTTTATCAGGCTCAGGGAGAAGTTCGGCTGGCATCCACTGTTTAGGACGCTCGTCAAATTCACGGTTATCTGCTTCACGACTAAGTCTATTTTGAGCCATTTTAGGCCTCCATTTTTAAAAGTTCACGAACGTACTGCTCTGGCGACAAACCAAGTTTTTTTGCAATCGCAACTTGCGACTGACTTAACCTGACTCTTTTCGGTGCTGTTGACCGAGTTGCCGGGGCTACGACCGTGGCAGGTTTCGCTTTAGGAATGTCCCCTTTAGGCGGTGCCTTAACTTCTTCTACATCTGGTGGCTCCTGGTCATCATCAAAATTCTCAGGAAACCTCTTCCGCATTGTATTGTCCAACGTTGCGTAATACTGGTCAGATCCAATCTGCATCCCTTGGCGTTTCAGCTTCTCATGGAGTCCCAGAGCTGCTGCGGTCATTTCTTCGTCTTGTCCGAACCAAGAATTGCGACCTTGCCATTCCGCTAACTTCTGGTCCGTAGCTTGCGGTTGTGCATATTGTTGCTGTTGACTCGTTTGTACATCAAATTTATCTTCTTGTAAAGGGGGCAGCTTAAAATTCTTTGCCCTTTCTAACTGCATCTGAGCTTCTGTAAGAGCTTGCTGAGCTTCGATAACCTTATCAGAATCACCTGAATCATAAGCATCACGGTACTCACGCTTAGCTTTTTCAAGGCGCATCTCGGTAGTGCTGGTCATTGCAGCTTTATATTCTTCTTGACCATTCTCGAGCATCTGTTTGATTCTGCGATTTTCTTCTAGCAAACGTTGAGCAGCATCAATAGCAGCTTGTTGTTCACGCTTAGCAGCTTCTTTCTCACGGCGCTCGTCATTCCACACACGCTTCATGCGGATTAACTTATCCTTAGCTTCTTTGCTATATTTGTCTAAATCGTCAACGTCTACTTCGAGTTGCTTAACTTTCTCAGGGTCAGGTGGGGTTTTACCTTTATCTGCCTCGGGGGTATCGTCTTCAATCTCAATCTCAAAATCTGAGCCTTCAGTTTCGACTTTTTCTACGGGTTTACCCTGATCTTCATCGGGGAAGTGAAATTCTTCTTTTTCCATCTCAGCCATGTCCGGCCTCCTTAAATGAATTTGCGTTTAATGCCACGTGGGTCTTGTACTACAGCTTCCACAGAGTCATCGTTAATGATTCGGAACTCACGGTCATGAATTACGATTCGAGTACCAGCATTAGGTCTAACTAGGACAAAATCGCCCTTTTTACACCAAGGTCCGTTTGGGAACCTTTCTGGGTCTGAATAGCAATCTGATCCCATATCCACCACAAACAACACGGTTGATAAAAGCTCGTCATGTCTACGAGTCTCGTCCGATTTAATAATGCCGCTGTCAAACGCTTCTTCTGCTTCTGGAATTGCACACAAAATACGGTAACCCTGCGGTTTAGGTAGTTGTGATGCTCTTTCTTCTGCTTCTTTGTTTAGCACTGCAGATAAGTCCACTGCTTGGCTAAGGTTTAGTTCACTCATTGTCCGAGTTCTCCATTCTTTGTTTGAGGTCTCTAATTGTTCCACATGCAGCCTCGAGACCTCGAATCTGACCACATACGTATCTATACTCCTCCATTGTTGGAATACCGCCCTGAGCTAGTCCGCTTGAGAGGTATTCAATACGTTCAACATATTCTTTCAACAAATACTCTAGATATTCCAATTACTCTCCTTTTTTAGGCTTATTTGCCTTTTGTTGAGGTTTATAGTGCTCTGCTAGCGCAGATACACCTGCTTGCAACATCATTTTTTCCTTATCGTTCTTCATAGTCGCTGCGGACTTAAGAGCGTCATAACGTTGTTTTTCAGCGCCCTGTTGGACACTAGCAATAGCTTTACCCTTATCAATCTGGATTTTTTGTTCCTCAAGGGCTAGTTTTTGCTTTTCAATCTCAACATCCGCCATATCTCGAGCAGCTTTACGTTGCTGTTCTGCCTGTTTGATCTGGACTTCTTGCTGTTGCAACTGGAGCAGTGGGTCTTGAGCTTGTTGCTGAGCTTGTTGCTGAGCGGCTTGAGACTTATTCATCTGCAATAGCTGGGTAGCGGCTTGAGCTAGCATTGGGGCTAACTTAGCTTCTACTGATGGGTCCATATTGTTCTCTTCGCCAGACTCGTTGTGCATTGGGGGCAGAGTCATACCTAACTGCTTCTCAATCTCAACACGGTACTGGAATCCTAAGTGCTCATTAATGTGCGCCATCATTGCTGACTGCAAAGCCTGAGCCATAGGGTTGTTCTGTAACAGAGCCATAATCTTCGGATCTTGCATAGCAGCCATGTGTACAGTGATATGTGCTTGATGGTCTTGGTACTGGAACGCCTTGACAGGCTTCATCATCAATATGTTTTGGTTCTCTGAGACTGGATCAAGCGGCTTCTGGTCTTCTTCCATTGGAATGAGTTTGTTGGCATTTTTGATTCCAAGAACATCGAGCATCTGGCGATGGAGCAACGGAAGGTTGTACAACTGCGGCGCTCCCTGAGCCAACTGAAGAACTGCTTGGTACTGTACGATCTTCTGCGCCATCGTGCTTGCGTTTGGATCCGAGACAGGGATGACGTCAACGTTATCATAGTCACTCTTCTTCGCAAGGCGTGATCCCTCTGTAGGCTCATAGCTATATTCTTCTGGTGTGTAATCAGCAATAATTACTTTTAATAGCTTTAACTCTTGTTTCAAACTAAAGTGAACACGAGCCTGAACTGCTGACATTACTTTGAGCGTACGCTCCAAGATTGCCAACGTTGTTCCTACAGGAGCATTAGCAGACATATCAGAAAGGTTCAAATCGGCTGTATTAGCAAAACGACGACCTTCTTCAATAATCTTGTCCATCAAACCAGCTAATACCATGCTTGGTTCTTTGTATGGCAACGGCATAATATTGTCACGCATTGCACCGCTTGGTACATCTACGTCACGCCACTCACCTGGAGCTATCGGGGTGTCGTCGCCTTTGAGGCGCAATCCACGGGTCTTAAAGCCACCTGGCAAGTTGCTAAGGGTTCCTGCGTCAACAAGTTGGCGGATAAGCGAAGTGCCAGATTTAGCATAAGCACCGATAAGATGGATGAGACCAAAACAATAAAAACCGAAACCCGGAATATATCCGTAGTGAACAAAATGCTGACGCTTTTGACGAGTCTCATCGTCTGGCTGCCAATTTCTTCTAATAGATAGGACATTTTGTGTTCCTTTCTCGATAGTTACTACATATGGGAGCGCAATGCCTGTCGGCTCGCCGTCCTCATCTTTATCTTCAAAACCAGGAAGATCAAGGTCAACGTGCATCTCTAAAATCTTATATCGGTCATCTGTAGTTGCACGGAAGCCTAACTTCTCGGCAATCTTTTTCTCTACTTCATCAAGAGAAGCAACAGGGTCGCCTAGGTCAAGATCACGATAAAAACCGCTTACTTGTAGCTTGCGCAACTCGTTCTCGGTCTTGCGCATTACGTGTGTTACTCGTGGGGAAGAGGCTAAATCAGAAGCGCCATAAGGTACAACAATATCTTCCGCAGGTATAAACATTGCTACTTGACGACCCAATGATGGATCATAGTAAACCTTCTTGAACGCATTACCAGCTAAGCCCAAGCCCCAAAGCATACGCTCAGTTTCAGGGCGATACTCAGGCATTGCATCTGTAAGCTGATAGTTCATATCATCTTGAACACGCTGGGCAGCAGCTTTTTTATCTGGAGTTTCTTTACCAATAATTAAAGTCTTAACAGGACCCATTGCTGGGAAAATTGACATCATTGTCTCTGCTTGGAACTTAACTAGAGCTTCAGAAAGTAGTGGGTGATACACACCACAAGCGCCTTCCCATGGCTCAGTACGTTCTTCAATCTTTAAACCAAGAAGTTCAAGACCATCTACGTAAGTTTGAATCCAATCTTTACGTGAACTAACATCGGAGTCAAAATCGCCAATCAAATCGCCAGCGAGTTCTGTTAACTCACCGTCTGTAATATATTCAGCAAGGTTATCATTAAAACCTTCTTCATCGCCTTCTTCACCAGGCTCTAATACTACTTCTAACCCGCCCACACCAATAGTTACCGATTCTGGGTCTTCAATTTCAATCTCAATGGGGTCTTCCATATCAGCTGCGGCGTCAATGCCTACAGGAGCTTGGTAGAGTGCCTTATCTATTGCCATAATTTATCCTTAGTAATAAGATCTTTTTTTAGATTTAAATAATCCAATTTCTTCTGGTTCGTCATTAGGCAATCTGATAAATCCACCCTGTCTGAACCTCATTAACGCCATAACCGTTGAGTCAACCAAGTCATCATGACTCATAAACGGAAATCCTGCAATCTCTTCAACGACTTCTTCAGCCCAACGAGTTTCTGGGACCCACACAAGTCCCGATCTGATGATGTCTGCTACAGAGTTTAACCGAGCTAGCTTATCTCCACTACCCCTATGTGGTGTATATTCGCTAACAGGCATACCTGTGCGACGTAATTCTTGATAAAGCGCAGTACCAGCAGACTTTTTCTCAACAATAAATGCGTCTGGTTGCCATTCTTGCCATTCATTCCACGCTAATGCCTTTAATTCTGGAAATTCCACCCGTTTTTTGATGGAATTTAGCAAAATAATGGCGTGTGCGCTAGTTTCGTCGTTAAAAAACACGCCCCAAGTAGTTATTGCGGTAAAGTCAGCCCTATTATGTGTCTCTGCTGCAGCATCTAACGACATAATAATGTATTCACACTGCGGTGGAGTCTCTTGTTTCCACCAATTCCACCATTCTCGCTTAACAATAGAGGCTTCTTCAGACGTAGGGTTCTGTTGATACTGAGCGTTCCACTGGAAAACAGGCATAGATGCCTTAGTTCTACGCAGTGCTTCAAGGGTATATTGTTCAGGCCACAACGCCCGCTCTTCTTTCGTGTTTTCGTTGAAAATTGCTGGGAACTCTACCCGTTCATACTGGTCGGCCTCGTCATTTTGAGTCATATCCCGAAGGACTCGACCCGTTAAATCATCTTGATGCCAACGAGTTTGAATAATTGCAACACGACCACCAGGCATAAGACGAGTACGAGCACCGTAAGTAAACCACTCATAGGCTTTCTCAAATACATCAAAGTTCCCGTTGATAATATCTTGTTCGTTATGCGGATCGTCAACCAAGAGTAAATCGGCTCCACGACCTGCGAGAGCAGAACCCACACCACAAGCGTAATACTCGCCCCCAACATTAGTATTCCAGCGCCCAGCAGACTTATTATCTGATGCCAAACTGACTGTTGGGAAGATCTGTTTATATGAAGGTAGGTCAATTAAGTTCCTCACTTTTCGTCCAAAGTCCACAGCTAAGTCGGTCGTGTGGGAAACCATTAGTACCTTTTTGTCTGGGTACTTACCTAAAAACCATGCGGGAAAGTAAATAGATACTAACTGGGATTTACCATGCCGTGGTGGTATGTTAACGCATACACGGTCTTCTCTACCTTCGGCAATGTCCATTAGTAGATTCGCCAATATGCGATGGTGTTTGCCAACTTTATAATCAGGCTGCATCAATTTACAAAACGCTATTAAGTCATCCCGACACGCCTTAGAAGTAGTGCGCCGTGCTAACTCATCAGCTACTACATCTAACTCCATAGCCTCTTCTTCTGAAAACTTGTCCAGATTATTTGCTAAAAACTCTAGCTCTGTATCGGTTAGGTCCGACAGGGGTGTAACTGTTTCGCTCATTTCTCTGCTTCGGGGGGCGTATTTACAACGGTTTGCTCATCCTCGCTATCAAACCCTAACTCTTTGTCTACGTCGATAGCTTCCCCATTTACCTCGACCGCCTTTACATCAGTTACGTCATCAGGGTGCATCAATTTGTGAATCTTATTGCGGATAGAGCTAACCAAGTCTTCTGTAGATCTATGGTTAATAGTAACTTCGGATTTCTCAGTAAAGAGTCCAACGTCTGTAATCTTGCCCAGCATTTCCAACGCCCGTAAGCGGGTTCGGTCGTCTGGGCTGTCGCTGTCAATAATCAGTTTGTTTGTGACAAGAAGTCTAATCTGCATAGCGTTGTCCACTACACGAAGAGAGTATTCGTCAAGTATGCTTTTTACTTCTTTATAGGTTGCGGGCTTTTGGTCTTTTTTGACTAATTGCTTATTTGCTTTTTCTTCATTTTCAGCAACAGCGTAAACGGCCTTTTCGGCGGCGACCTTATCCTCCTCAGTTGGCTCCATGTCCAATTCGAGTAGTTCTGCAGTATTACATGCAGCTTGTGCCTTCTCTATAAAGTTTGCCAGGACAGGGTTGTCGTCAGGAAACGGGATTGCTAGATCGGGTTCTATGTGTAGTTGCATCTTGCCTAATGTCCAGACTAAAAGATGTTAATGCGTGCAGTATACACAAAAAAGTTGTGGTGGGGTGTTTTAAGTACCTACGTACACCCCTGACGTAGCTCACGTGACTAAGCCACGGTATTTTACTACTTTTTTAACTGCTCTAGCAAAGTGATAGTCCAATTAATCCACATCTCGTTGTACTTCTTAGCTTGTGTAGTTGCTTCTTTAATTTGCTTGTCAAAATCAAACATAGGGTTTCTCCTAATAGAGGTTAATAATGCGTAGTATATTACACATTTTGTTGCAGTGCAACATTGTTTTTATGTTCCTCATGGTGGTGGATTCTGTGGCAATTCGCACACAATATGATACATTTCTCCGCTTCTTCCTTAGCCCTTTTAAAACACCCATTACCCAACAACTTACTTACCAACCCCTCTTTGTTCTTTGCGTCAGTATGGTGAAAGTCCAAAGCCGCTGGGTGATTAAACCCACAATTGCTGCATGACAACGTTGCTTTCCACGCCTGCCACAACGCCCGAAGTTCTCTTCTTCTAGCGTTTATCTTTTGTTTGCGTATCTCTCTGTTCTTTAGATAGTGGTCTCGGCTGTATTTGGCGTGCTTTTCTTTTTTAACTTCAGGGTCTTTATACGGCATCGTCTAACCTATATGTTTTGATTGGCTCGCTGCTGTTAGCGTCTACATTACACGCCCACTTTACAGATTCTTCTGCTGATAATCCCATGCGCATACATACTTCTGCTGCCATAGCTCCAGACCCAATAGCCATAAAAGTACGTACCCGCTCCCACTCTAAGTCATCTCCGCAGGAGAACAAGCCGTCTTTAGTTAGTTTAAGAAAGGAGCTGTCCGACTTTAGTTTCGGCTTTACTTTGGTCTTCTTGTTCACGTACTCCAGGACTTTCTCAGCGTCACAGTAGTTTCCTGCAACACCTAGCCAGCCACCGTCAATCTGGAAGATCTTGTCTTCAAAGTACTTGATGCCTGAATCAGTATCCGTAAACTGACTATCTGCCACAAGGGTCTTTTTACCCCAGTCACCGACTATTGTTGTCATTTCTGTAGTACCTGTCTTTAGGGTTATTAAGCATACTATTAATAAGCTCATCTATATTAAAGAACCATTGAATAACTTTTGTGCCATCATGCTGCATGATTGTGAAGCTCACTTGGTAGCCATCATATAAAGACCTACGTTTCCAAGAGCGTATCCTGCATAGCAGATCGCCATACCCATGTTTCCTTTATAGCATTGCTCAGCAGCTATATACGCATAGATCAGCCCTGTAACAATAATAAGCCAAGAACTCATGGTATCTCCTTGATATTTCAAAAATTTTACACAAAAAAATTTTTTAGGGGGCTTTTTATTTAGTGACGGGGGGTGTTTCTAGGTAGGTATTTATTTTTACTTGGGGCCGAAACAGGAATTTATAACATTGAGTGTGCGAAATAGCATACCAGTAGCCGACGGAGTCCCTTGACACAAAAACGGGCTATGGGGGGTTCGCTTGTAGGGTTTGGCGTTTTGTTAGTAATGTTACTAACAAGTATTAAACATTGACATCTTATAGGATAAGGAGCATAATAGAGTCATCGGTTGAGGGGGCGTCGCTCCCGCCGATTTTTAAAAGGAAATACAAAATGAAACAAGTTAACATCACAACCGCTCTCAACAATCCTATGGCTATCGCTACTCAGGCTTTAGTTAAGGCTAAGGTAATCTCTAGCGATATCGCCGAGAAAGTAACGAGCGGTACTAAAAAGGGTTTAGCCGCCGCATTA